GCGAACTCAGAAGAATCGTAGTTACGATAACCTGCAACGTTCTTTGCTTTCAGTTTGAAGTTGGCACCTTGCCAGAAGTCGAACGGATCGATTGCTTCCTCATCCTCAAACTCAGGTTGCATAGCAGCAGTGAGTTTGTCGAAGATCTTCTTGCCGTACTTATACAGCATGACTTTGCCTTCGTTCTGAGGGTTAGCAGGGTCTTTCACAACATAGATGTTGCTGATATAAGTCAGTTTACGCTTCTGCTTACGAGCAGCATCTTTACCTGCATCAGTGCCATTGTTCCACAGCAGAGAGTTATACTCAGATACAGGATCTTTCTGACCGAGAGTAGTCAGAGAGTTTTCAATGTACCAACCGCCAGGACCTTGGAAGGCGTGAGAGTACAGTTTCACGAAAGGCAGATCTTCACCATCAGGTGCAGGCAGGAAACGGATAACGGCATAACCATTGCCGCTCTTATCACACTCTAGTTTCCAGAGACGGTCATCAGAAGAACCACCGCCATTGTTATTCATTTTTTCGACTTCCTTAACCAGTTTTTGGGTCAGGGAACCAAGTTTGGATTGCTTTTTAAGGTCTGCGAAAGACATTTAGATACCTCGGATTAATTGGATTTTTGGATTTGCTTGGATAGTATAACAAGAAAACCGTCAGGCGTCAACGTATTTTTTAAGTGCCTCGATGGTTGCATTCATGCTACTAAAAAGCATAGTCATATCAGTTTCTGGTGGGAAACCCATCATAGCAACTGACTTTCTCAAATTCTCTTTCATTTCAACCGCTTTAGGATCATCTGAAAGAGATAGTCTAGTATACATCACTTTTTGCTTTTCTAGCAAGTCTTGAAGTATTTCTATGTGTTCTAGCTTTTCTTCTTTTTCCATCATACCAAAACCAAAGAGAGAACCATAGATTTTCTCTTGGAGTTTGTTGATTTCGTTTAGTTCCTCCTGAATAATTTCGGAGTCAAAAAAATCACTCATTTACTATTGACCTAAGAAGTTTTTTGTAGTTGAATACATCAATATTTATGAAGGGTCCATATTTTTTTAATTTAAGACTTACGGTTTCCCATACTGGATCATTTAACTTCTTATCAAAGTTTTTTGAAAAGTTAAAGATTTTATTCCAAATTACAAAGTTTTCAAGTGATAATCGACCACTCAAATATTCCTTGAGAATTTTTGGATGTCCTGCAGAACAATCAAATAAGAATTCCAATTCATTTTCTGAAAGTAGGTCATTACTTTGTTCTTTAAAAAGATATGTTGAACTCTGCCTACGTTTCATCCACTCTGCGTAAGTTCTTTCACCAGAGTTGATAATTTCTCCTATCCATAGACTTTGTGGATTCTCGGCAGCAGAAAAATTAGACACCAAAAAATCAACGACCTCTTCATCGGAATACTTACGAGAAGTCTTTTCAAACCAATACTTGTCTTTCCTCTTATTAAAAGAGGTCAAACTAGCACGGGTCTTTGCTCCGTATTTGAAGAAGTCGTATTTAGGATTAGTGAAATGATTTTTTAGTGACAAATAATGTTGATAGGTTTCAAAGGGTGTCACGATCATAGGGGAAGTTTTGCTCTTGAGGTACGCTTCATGAAGTTGAGACGAGTAGCATCCCACTTCAGTTTTTCTTTAAGAGGTTTGGAGACCAACTTAGTAATTGAGTCTACCTCAAGTTCATTAACTTCGCAATAGTGAACGATAGCATCAATGTAGTTGATTTTTTCTTCTGCTACAATTTTTTCAATCTCCAAAGCAAATTTGGATGGCGTCAAAAATTTACTCTCTATTACTTTTTCTAATTCTTTATTAGGTTCCATAGAGTTCCAGTTTATCTCTAACAAACTTTCTAATGTATTCGGTAAGAAGTTTGATGTACTTTGATTTGTCTCGCTCTTCATAAACGACGCATTCTCCATTTTCACATGCCATTATAATTACAAGTTTTTTGATCGAAATTCCAGTTAATTCGTAAAGCATACAACCATATGCCATACATTGCACGAAATAGTGATCGATCCACTCGCGTGGTTTTGGTTTTGCTGATGTTTTGAAGTCTATTATAGCTAACTCGCCGTCATATTCAGCGATACAGTCTACAGTCCCTGCTACACCCAGTTGTTTACTATACAGAGACCCTTCAAGGGCGTAAATATTATTTATAAGTTTGAGTTTTTCTTTAGAAATTTTAAAGAGAAAACTAGAAATAGGTTGAACTGTAGGCAATCCTTCATTTTTTAGATGATGCTCTACAAGAGTATGCATATCAGTACCGCGACTCGTAGCACGTTTTGTGATACGATCCGCTTCATCATTACCAACTCTTTTACGCCACTTTACAAAGATCTCCTTATTAAAATGACTGGTTATCGAAGTGATAGAAACCAGTCGTAGGAGTTCTTCATCATCTGGAACTTTGTAATATCTTACCCCATCAATAGTTTCTCTATCGAGTTTGGGTAGATTTACATCAACATGTTTAAACATCAAAAACCTGATTCCATTTTTGCAATAATATATTCTTTGACTAGTCCGGAACGGACAATATCGTCAACACCAAATTCAATTATATCAAATGAGTCCATTTTACGCAAGATGCTTAAGAAATCAATAATACCATTCTTTTCTTTATCTTTCTGCAAATCAGACTGACGTGCATCACCACAAAAGCAAATCTTGGTATTCTCACCAACACGAGTGATTATACTATCAAGTTCGTGGAAGTTCAGATTCTGAAACTCGTCCACAATAACGATAGCATTATCAAGGGTGGTTCCACGCAAGAATGAAGTAGACCAGAATTTGATGGACTCTTGAGACTTCAAGTTTCCATATAGCATCTCAAAGTCTGCATCACTAGGCATCTGGAACATATACTTCACCATATTCTTGTATGGAATTTGGTATATGTCTGCCTTATCTTCATGGGAACCTGGCAAAAATCCTATCTCTCTGGTTGCTACAAGAGAACGTACAAGATAGATTCTTTCGTAAGGAGTATTTTCACTCAAAACGTCACGAAGCGCATTGTAGAGGGTTATAAAGGTTTTACCTGTTCCAGCACATCCGTAAGCAACGATATGTTTTCCTTCTTGATAGGAGTCGAATAATTGTTTTTGATTTTCAGATAAAGGATCAATATCAACCAGGTATTCCTGACTGAGTGGTTTCTTTCGCTTCATCTGTTTTGTAGTGAGTCCAACCCCAATAGGTTGCTCTGCAGATGATCTCTTTCTTCTTGCCATTCTAAATTTTCTTTATAGTTGAACCAGGTGCTTTCGCTGCTTTTCCAAGGACATCATTCCATCCAGGATTTCTAGAGATTAGTTTGTTCTGCCAATCTCCTACTTCCTGTGCTGAAGCGCATCCTTTGCTCCAATCCTTATCCCAATCAGGATTATCTTTACGCCATTGCTCATAATTAGCAATAGTCATATTCAATGTTTGTTCTTCCCCAGTTTCTTTGTGTCTAACAGGATATATGGGCATGATACTAAATTCAAGGTGATTTATTTAGACCCACTCAAGGGCTTCAGCACAGGTTGGAAACTGTTCGATAAAGACTTTCTTACAACCTTCTGCGAGATCCATATGCTCTTTCTGAGTACCGTTAGCAGTACGCAGATTGATATAGTGAATCCATGAACGACATGATCCTGACATGTAGATTCTTGTGGGCGTGGCGAGGGGAAGCACAAAACGCGAACATTCCTTTGCGACTCCAGCATCAAGCATGGATTGATACAAGACCATTGCCTCATCAAAGTGGCGACGAATCTTGATTTCAAACTCCTGTTTTACAAAAGGATCAATATCATCAATAGAATTCTGACGATTCTTTGTATCTTGACGCCGAAGGTCAAACATAGGAATCTGATCCGCAAGCATTGAACTATCAGCGTAACGTTGCGAAAATTCTTGATATGTGAAGCTACGGTGACGAAGCACTTGAGCCGCCACTCCTCTGGTAGTTTCTAGTTCAAGGGTCATAAATGCCTGCTCAAACACAGACCAGTGGTTGTGCTTAATACAGTAACCCAACAATTTTGCATAGTTAGGATTTTCTTGATTATTAGGGTTTG